GTCTCAAGATCGGCCAGAGCCACCCGCTGAGTCACTGCGGGCATGAAGCGTACAGTGCCCAAGCGCGGGTCGATGCTCGTAAGCGCTATCTGACTAAAGCCCCTCACTGGAAACGGTGCAGGGGCTTTTCGTTTGCCCGGGCCACGCAGCCACAGCAGTTGCCAGCTCCTTTGGTCCAAGCGCTGCCGCTGGCCTGGGCATCCCAAACCGTTGACCCGTTACCGACAAAGCGGGGGCCAAAATGGCAGCAAGAATCCGCAAACACCATCAAGACGAGGTAAGAGCTCGAATCCAGGTAAGTCAGATCCTGAACGTGCTGCACAATCAAGCACTTGGGGTCGGCGAGGACTTGAGCCCGGCGCGCCTCAAGGCGATCGAGATCCTCCTGCGCAAGAGCCTACCTGATCTCAGCGCGGTAGAGCTCACTGGCGGCGATGGCGGCCCGATCCAAGTTGTTGCGGCACCGCTTGACGAGCGCTTATGAAGCTGACCGACAAGCAGCTCGCGGCGCAGGAGATTCTGGCTGGTGACTCTACGCACTGCATGCTGTTCGGCGGCAGCAGAAGCGGTAAGACGTTCCTACTGGTGCGCAACACGGTGATGCGCGCGCTGAAGGCGCCGGGATCGCGGCATGCGGTTCTGCGGTTCCGTTTCAACGCCATCAAGTCCTCCGTGGTGATGGACACCTTCCCGAAGGTCATGGAGCTGGCGTTCCCGGGCGTCAAGTACGAGCTGAGCAAGACCGACTGGTTCGCCAAGCTCGAGAACGACAGCGAAATCTGGTTCGGTGGCTTGGACGACAAGGAGCGTACCGAGAAGATCCTGGGGATGGAGTTCGCGACCATCTATCTGAACGAGTGCTCGCAGATTCCTTGGGGCTCCGTAGGGGTGGCGACGACGCGCTTGGCGCAGAAAGCCGATCAGCACATCGCCGGCCGGCAGACGATCCCGCTTCGCCCGCGGATGTACTACGACTGCAACCCGCCGAACAAAGCGCATTGGACATACCGGCTGTTCGTCGAGAAGGTTGACCCTGAGACCCGCGAGGCGCTGCCTAAGCCGCAGAACTACTCGCACTTTCAGATCAACCCGCAGGACAACGCCGAGAACATTTCAGCCGAGTACCTGGAGACGCTACAGAGCCTGAGCGGGCGGCTTCAAAAGCGGTTCCTGCGGGGCGAGTTCGCTGATGCCAATCCGAATGCGCTGTTCAATGACGACGACATCGAGAAGTGGCGCGTTCTGGACGGACGTGTGCCTGATTTTGTGCGTGTGGTTGTTGGCGTCGATCCTTCTGGGTCTGGTGACGTTGACAACGCGGACAACGATGCGATTGGCATTGTGGTCGGCGCGCTTGGCACGGACGGCAACGCGTATCTCCTTGAGGACGCGACGGTAAAGGCCGGCCCTGCGACCTGGGGACGTGTGGCGACGAGTGCCTACGAGCGACACAGCGCTGACGTGATCGTCGGCGAAGTGAACTTCGGCGGGGCAATGGTGCAGCACACCATCCAAGCGGCCCGGCCGAGAACGCCGTTCAAGCCGGTCAACGCGAGTCGGGGCAAGGTGGTTCGAGCAGAACCAATGTCGGCACTGTACGAACAAGGCAAGGTTCGGCACGTTGGACAGTTCCGCGCGCTTGAGGATGAGCTAGCAGCGTTCTCCACCGTGGGCTACACCGGAGAGCAGAGTCCGAACCGCGCCGATGCGTGGATCTGGGTGCTGACGGAGCTGTTCCCGAGCCTCACATCCGCACCAAAGAAAGCAAAGCTGCAGCCCAAGGAACACTTGGCCGGCGGCTGGATGGGCTAACCAAACGAGCGACCGCCTCTGAAAAGAGGCAGGAGCGGCCAACGTCGGGACGACTGTGGGCCGCCACCCTTCATGGCAAACGATGACGTTCTGACCCTCGCGCGCGAGCGCTTCAAGCGGTGTGTGGAGTTCGAATCCGAGAACCGCAAGAAGCAGCAGGACGACATTCGTTTTGCCGCGGCGACACCGGATGACCCTTGGCAGTGGGATGAGCGCGACCGCTATGCCCGCGATCAGGCGGGGCGCCCGTGTTTGACCATCAACAAGCTGCCGCAGCATATCCACCAGGTCACGAACGACATCCGGCAAAACCGGCCATCGATCAAGTACCGCGCGGCCAACGATCAAGCAGCGCCCGAGACGGCCGAGATCCTGACGGGGCTGTCGCGGCACATCGAGTCTCAATCGGATGCTGACATTGCCTACGACACCGCGCTCGACCATTCGGTGCGGCACGGCTTGGGCTATGTCCGCGTGCTCACCGACTACGAGGGTGAAGACAGCTTCGACCAGGAGATCTTCATCCGAAGGGTTCGCGACCCGTTCAAGGTCTATCTTGATCCGGACTGCGAAGACCCCGCGGGCTCCGACGCGCGGTATGCGTTCATCGAAGAGAGCCTGAGCGAACAGGAGTTCAAGGAGCAGTACCCCGACGCCGACCCGATCGACTGGGACTTTCCTGACCACGATTGGTTCACGAAGGAGACCAAGACGGTTCGCGTCGCAGAGTACTACACGCTTGAGTCGAAGGATGACGAGCTGGCGCTGTGGACGAATGGCGCAACGTCGTTCAAGAGCGACGGGGGAATGCCTGCGGGCGTGGTGGCTGGCGAAAAGCCGTTGAAGACCCGCAGCATGAAGCGTCCCTATCTGTGCTGGCGCAAGATCACGGGCGATCAGGAGCTCGAAAAGCGCGAGTACCAGTGGAAGTACATCCCGATCTCGCGCGTGCTCGGCAACGAGGCAATTGTTGACGGCAAGCATGTCGTGTGGGGCTTGGTGCGAGGCGCCAAAGACGCGCAGCGCATGTACAACGTGGCGCAGTCGGCGATCACCGAGCGGATCATGCTCGCGCCCCGGACCCCATGGGTTGCGCCGGCTGACGCGATCGAGGGCTACGAGCGGTACTGGGAGAGTGCCAACACAGCGAATCACCCGTACCTGCCGTACAACCACATCGACACTGGAAACAATCCGCTGCCGCCGCCGCAGCGGACCGCGCCGGCCACCGTCGAGACGGGCCTGCAGCAGATCATGATGGCCGCGTCGGATGACATCAAGGCGACGACCGGTCAGTACGATGCCTCGCTCGGTCAGAGATCCAACGAGACCTCCGGCAAGGCGATCATGGCCCGCCAACGGGAGGGCGACAACGCGACGTACCACTACGGCGACAACCTGGCCCGCATGGTCCGCCACATCGGGCGGATCATTCTGGACATCATCCCGACCGTCTACGACACGCGGCGGGTGGCGCGCATCCTGGGCGAGGACATGAGCGAAGGCTTTGCCCATGTGGACCCGCAGATGCCCCAGGCCTACGCGGAAACTCGCGATGAGCAGGGCGCAATGGTTCGGATCTTCAACCCGGCGGTTGGCAAATACGACATCGTCATCACGACGGGCCCGAGCTTCACGACTCGCCGCATGGAGGCGTTCGACGCCATGCAGCAGATGACGCAGGCCAACCCGCAGTTGTGGCAGGTGATCGGCGATCAGCTGGTCCGGAACATGGATTGGCCCGGCGCCGATGACATGGCCGAGCGCCTGAAGGTCACGCTGCTGCCAGAGATCCGCCAAATGGTGGAGCAAGAGGGCAAGCCTCAGGAGATCCCGCCGCAGGTTCAGATGCAGTTGCAGCAAATGCAGCAGATGATCCAGCAGCTCGAGGGCGCCCTACAGAACGCCGCCGCGGAGGCCGAATCGAAGGCCTCCGACAAGGCAAAAGTGATGATCGAGGCCTACAAGGCAGAGACCGAACGCATGCAAGTGATTGCACCGGCCGTGCCTCCTGACCAAGTGGCGTTGATCGTTCAGCAGACGGTGCAGCAGATGCTGCAGACGCCGCTGCAAGGGGCGATGCCCCAATAAACCGACCGGGCGGATCCCGGGTTCATGCGTCGTGAGACGCGCTTGTTCCCCATGCTGGATAACGCGCAAGTCGCGGGCGTGCCCGCGCCGATGGATTCGGCCATCGCAAACCAACCCGAAGTCAACGCTGACCAGGTGACTGCTGCCGAAGGTCAAGCGGATCAACAAGAGCAGGCACAGGCAAAGACTTTCACGCAAGAGGAAGTCGATGCGCTGATTCAGAAGCGACTCCTGAAGGAAGAGCGACGGATTCATCGCCGGATCGAATCGCAGTTGCGTGACCAGATCACGCAGCAGCAGCCGGCGCCGAAGCGCGAAGCCTTCGAAAACGACGAGGCCTATCAGCAGGCCCTGCTGGACAAGAAAGCCGAGGAAAAGGCCAAGGCGCTGCTCGAACAACGCGAGCGCGACAAGGCCCTAGCCACGAGGCGAGAGAAGTTCGAGGCGCAAGCCGAAGAACTCGCCGACCGGTACCCCGACTTTGATGCCGTGGCGCGCAACCCGCATCTGACCATCAACGAAGCGATGGCCGAGTTCATCTCGGAATCCGACGTTGGGGCGGAGCTGGCCTACGCGCTCGGCAAGAAACCCAGCTTGGCCGCTGACATCGCGCACATGTCGCCCGTTCAGGCGGCCCGTGCGCTGGCGAAGTTGGAAGCGGAGATCGCATCCAAGCCCAAAGCCCAAGCGTCCAAAGCTCCAGACCCGATCAATCCCGTGGGCAACCGCGGCCGAGCCACCGCGACAGCGATGCCGTCCGATGACGACGACATCGATACGTGGATGCGCAAGGAACGCGAGCGGGTTCGCAAGGCATACGGGCGCCGTTGATCCCAAGCCGCTGTGAAGCGGCACTTCTCTACGCGAGACCACCATGAGCAACACGATCCTCACTCCCACCGCAGTGACCCGCAAGGCGCTGCAAGTTCTTCACCAGAAGCTGAACTTCATCGGCAACGTAAATCGTCAATACGACGACTCGTTCGCCAAGAGCGGCGCCAAGATCGGCGACACCCTCAAGGTGCGCCTGCCGAACCAGTACACGATCCGTACCGGCGCGAACCTCTCGACCCAGGACACCACGGAATCGAGCGTGAGCGTGCAAGTCGCGACCCAGAAGGGCGTCGACATCACGTTCTCGTCGGCCGAGCTGACCCTGAGCCTCGATGACTTCGCGCAGCGCATCCTCGACCCGGCGATGGCGGTCCTTGCGGCCAACATGGAGGCCGACGCCTTCACGATGGCGCTGGACATCTACAACGCCGTCAACAACATCGGCGCGCCCATCAACCTGAACAAGGTCCTCCAAGCGCGCAAGCTGCTGAACGACAACCTGGCGCCGATGGACAACAACCGGGCCATTGTCCTGAACACGCAGGACAACTTGGATTTGGTCGACTCGCTCAAGGGCCTGTTCCAGGACTCAGAGGCGATCGCCAAGCAGTACCGCGACGGCATGATGGGCCGCTCGGGCGGCTTCGACTTCTACGAAAACACCCTGATCCCGACTCAGGCGACCGGCACCGACGCGTCGAACTGCACGATCAACGGTGCGACGCAGACCGGCGCTGCCATCACGATCGCCAACGGCTCGTCGAAGACCTTCAAGAAGGGCGACATCGTGACCCTCGCGGGTTGCAACCGCGTCCACCCGGAGACGAAGGCCGACACTGGCGTTCTGCAGCAGTTCGTTGTCACTGCAGACGTGACGGCCGGCGGCACGACGCTGAACGTCAGCCCCGCGATCGTCACCTCCGGCGCGACGCAGAACGTGTCGGCGTCTCCGACCAACAGCGGCGCGGTGACGAAGGTGGGCGGCGCCTCGGCGACCTACAAGCCGTCGCTGGCGTTCCACCGCGACGCGTTCACGTTCGCCACCGCTGACCTGGTGATGCCCGAGGGCGTCGACTTCGCCGCGCGCGAGGTCTATGACGGCATCTCGATGCGTGTCGTTCGTCAGTACGCGATCGCCACGGACACCTTCCCGTGCCGTATCGATGTGCTGTACGGCTACAAGACGCTGCGCGCACAACTGGCGGCGCGGATTCTCAGCAACTGATGACACGGGGCCCCTTCGGGGGCCTTTTTCTTAGGAGCATCACATGGCTGGAATCATCACCGGCAACGTTCAGTCCATGGGCATCGCGTCACTGACGCTTTCGCCCGCACAGGTGGCCGCCAACACCACGGCAGAACAGACGTTCACCTGTCCCGGTCTTTTGGCTTCGGATGTCGTGTTCGACATCACGAAGCCGACCGCGCAGGCGGGGCTGGGCATTGTCAATACCCGCGTCTCCGCGGCGAACACGGTGGCTGTGACGTTCATCAACGCCACCGCGAGCCCGATCACGCCGACCGCGAGCGAGGTCTATTTGCTTGCTTGGCTGAGACCGGATTCGACCCTCACCGGCGTGCGCACCTAACGAGCCCTTCGGGGCTCTTTTCACATGATCGCGCTGGACATCATCACCACGGCGCTGGTGCATTTGCGCGTCCACGATCCGGCCGAGCCTGTCGCGAACGAGAACGCTGCAACGTGCGTCAAGGCGCTGCGCTCGATCCTCGACGCGTGGCAGCTCGACCCGTTTGCGGTCATCGGGCGGCAAGAGGTGACACGCACGCCGCTCGCGGGGGTTCAGACCTTCACGATCGGCGCGGCCGGCGACATCAGCACGGTCGGGCTGCCGAACGACCTCGAGTTCGCCTTCTACAGGCTGAACAACGTCGATGTCCCCATCGAGTTGTCCGACCTGAGCGACTACGAGTCGCGCCCATCGAAGACGGTTCAAGGGCCGCCTCAGTTGATCGCCTATGAGCGCAATCAGACGCTCGGCACGGTCTATCTCTATCCAGCATCGAACGGGCAATGCGAGATCCATCTGTGGGTCAACCAGTCGCCCATTGAGGGCTACGCGAGTTTGACCGGCGCGACCACGCTGACGCTGGCGCCCGGCTATCAGAACGCGCTCGAGTGGGTATTGGCCGAGGAAGTCGCCAGCGGCTTTGCGGTGCCGCCCGATGTCCTCGCCGTCGTTCGAGTGAACGCAGCGCGGGCCATGAGGCGCCTGAAGCGATCGAACTTGCGCATGGGTGAGCTGAAAACGCCCGTCATCGCGCACCGCCGCTATTTCAACATTTACACGGGCTGAACATGCCTAACTTCACCTTCCAAGGCGAATCGTCCGTCCTTGTGGACACCGGCGGCGCTTCGCAAAAGGTCGCGATCAGCACCACGTCCGCAACGTCGACTGCGATTCAGGCTCCGTGGGCCTACGTGACACCCGATGTTGCGTGTTTCGTCCGCAAAGGAGGGTCGACGGGAACGATCACGGCAGTCAGCGACGGCACCGACATCTACCTGATCGGCAATGCGACGCAGCGCCTCGACGGTCTGACCCCTGGTGACCGGCTGGCGTTCATCACAGCGACCGGCACGGGCAACGTCTACATCACGCCGGGGCGCTAATCATGGTGATCGCAGCATCCGGCCTGCCCAGCGGCAACCCCTACGGCTGGAACACCTACAGGGCGCCGACCGCAGAGGCCAACCTTCCGGCCGCAACGCCCTCCGTCACGAAACCGACGATCGACTGGATCAACACGATCGCCAG